TTCAGGTTCTAAAGTTATCTGATTTATTTTGTAATAATCAATGTACAATCTAAAGCAATCCAAATCAGCTGAGAACAAACCTGTATTAACAAACCACGTTTGAATGCTACCCGTTGAAAGGCTTTGCCCTACATGATAACTATCTGAAAAATCATCAATAAATTCTGATACTAAGTTACCGCAACAATCATATAAACTAACTACAACATAATGCGATGTACTTGTACTTGTTTGAAATCCTGCTACCAAAACGCTATTAGGCTGATTATAATTATCAGTAACTTGTGTTTGAAATGGTATAATATCGCCTTCAACATACGGAATATAAAACGGCAAATCAGAACCGCATAAATTACAGTTCCATGCATCAGTTTCGTTTTGCATAAAATTAGGCGGCAAAACAGGGCAGGCATACCGAATCGGTACGGGCTGCCTAAATGAATATGTCCTACTAATTTCGGGCGTATATGAAACAGGATAATTTACTAACATATATTCGCAAAGATACAAATAAAAATTAAATTAAAAAATTTTATCCTAAATCGCTACATTTATAGTTATTGTCAAAAGTAACAATAGGTACTAAACTTGGCGCAGGTATTGGAACGGGCATTAAAATTTCGTGTCTTATTGTGTGTGGCCCTGTGCCCGGGTCGAAGTCAGCATCAACAATAAACCTATAATAAGCTATTGGAATTGTATCGCTAATCTTTATAGCTGTTACAATATTGCCCGCGTAACTTAAAACGCCAATGGGGCTATTTGCATTATCTACAAAGTTATTTTGAACAATATTTAAACCGCCTACATAATCGGGGTGTGCTAATATTTCAGCTATTACCGCGGTTGGATCACCTGTAATTGTCCACAAAGGTAATACGCCAACAGTTCTATAAGTAGATGTACTTGTTAATGCAACTAAGCCAATAGGGCAATAATCTGGCACTTGCTGATATGCAATACCTGTTACCCAATAGCGCTGACCTTGCGTTAATTGCTGTACGTTTATTTTAAAAATAGCTTCATTCGAAGGTGCAAAAGATGCGTCAACATCGGCAAGTTTAGCGCTTGTTAACTGTTGCATTTGTACTACAATTGGCGCCCAGCTTGATTCTTCTTCAATGGCATTATTATTTGTATCGCCTGTTTCGCTTGCAGGGTAAATAGTAGCAATGAAGTTTATTGAACCTGAAAAAGATGGGTCTTTTTCTACTTGCGCTATTATTTGGTCAGCATCGCAAATGTCAATTATTTCGGTTTTAATGCCAACGATATAATCGGCTAAATCGTAAAACTTAATGCTTAATAAGTTAGGTGTTATTGCATCATTTTCAAATACATCAACATCTAATTTTTGCACAAAATCTATTTGCGTTAATTGAGTTATACCCGAAATTGTAGTCACCTGATTTAAACTAACAGTCCATGTTATTTCAGTTGATGTGCCTGCGTATTCTTCAGCTATTCTAAAGATGCAATCTAAAACTAAATCAGTTGCATTATTAGTTACAATAGTCATATCAGCCGTTGTAATTGGCGGCGATGCTGGTATAAAACCCTGCACTTGATTAACTACGCCCGGTACGTTTGTAAGTTTACAAATAATGCCCGCTACACTCGCATCGAAAGTACCTACTAAACCAATAGCATTTAAAGCCGTTACATAGCTTGCTTTATCAATTTCTAAACGTGCCTTAATACGTTGGTGCGGTGCAATTGTTAATTCGTTGCCGCTATATTCTGTATTGTAAGTGCTGATATAACCCGTTAACGTTGGTATTGCAGGCGGCGTGTAAGTAGCTGTTAAAAGCGGGCTTAGATGTGATGTTACATATTCAGGATTAACGTTGTCATGAATGTTTACTACTATATAATATTGTCCGTTTACTTGAAGCTGTGTTCCATCAATAATAAATTGTACTTCTATATCATCAGCAACAGGTACGTTTTCAAACCAATCAGAAGGCGAATATATAGCGCCGTTTAATTGTCCGCTGCCCGGTGTTGCTTGTGGTATCAAAGCATCTGATAATGATAAGTCAGTTACAAAATTAACATTATTTGCAGCTGTATCAACCCTAAAAAGCAATATCCTAACATCAGTAATAGCAGGATTTGCAACAGATCCGTTATAAGCTTCACCCCTTAATAATATCCTTACTGAATTGTCTTCACCTACTGCTAACTGATTGCTTGCTATTGTAAAAATTGCGTTTGGCGGCGTTGTAGTGTTTGGTTGTGCTGCTGTTGCCGTTACATTAGTTAATAGTGGCAAACTTGCGGCTGTTTGTGATGCTGAACTAATTTCAAGTTCTTTAATATATCGCATCAATAAACTATATCCACCATAATCAGAATTGTACCAACGTGCTTCAACAAGAATGTTTAAAAAATTACCACCTGCTGGTGTAGTTGCATTAGCTGAAAAACTTGTCGAATCAAATATTCTGCAAGCTAAACTTAAATTTTTTGTTTGATTATAAACAACTTGACCTGTATTATTAGGTACACCTAAAGCACTTGAAGCTAAAAATCTATTGACATTTGAATTAGATGAATTGCCAAAAATAAAATTAGTAGTGTCATTTGTTACGTAAAATTCAAATACTACTGTTGCTTCATCAAATGGTGCCGCATTACTTGACATTTCGCAATAGATATTTTGCAATGCAGGATTTGCTATATTTAGAACAGCTTGTTGTGGTGTTGTGCTTAATGGATTTAATGTTTCATATCCAAAATCAAAAGCGTTTGTTTGATTTGATAAAACATAAAGCCCCGGGTTAAATCTTAGCTGTTTATTTAAAAAGCTATTTGCGCCCGAACTATTTATCGTAAAAGTTAGGCGAACTTTAATGCCTATTGCCAATCCTTCAACAGGCACAGCTGGTATTGTTGCAGCCGTAAACGTTGCAATGTTATATAAAACATTTCCGCTGCTGTCGATGCATTCTAATTGTATATTATCGTAAGTATAAGACATTAAATTAAGCCTTGAATAGTTAATGAATTATTATTTGTATCGTATGTTATCTCAGTAATTTGTACTTGCCCTTGTGAAGTTGTAACGTATTTATCAATGTCTAAAGTAGTAAGTAAATCACAATCAGCTGAAATTGATATATTAACTTTGCGCGTTTTTACAGATGTTAAGCGCGGGTCATCAATAAAAAATAGTTTTTGATAGGCGGTGTCGTATGATTGGCCGTTGCCAGCTACTAAAGGATTTTCACGAATATGCCATTTGTAATTATAAACACGCAAACCGTTAGCATCTGTAAAAAAGTCAGGTTTGCCGTAACCACGTTGAAAATTAGAAATATTTTCATCAATTACAGAATCTAAATTTATAAGTTTTGGGAAAGCTGATATGCCCTTTTCTAAAAACATTGCATATCTGTTTTCGTTATCTTGAACAAACGGATAAAACGTTACATACAAAGGTTTATCAATTGGATTTATATTAGGTCTATTAGCGTCAAATCTAAATTGCGTTGCACTATATTGTAATGTTCTACTAAATAATCCTACTTGCTGTGGGTTATCTGGAATATTCCAATCTATAACGCGGTCAGTCCAACGGCGCGCAACTTCATCACCGCTATTATCTACACCATCTTTAGGGTATTGATATTCAGCATAAGCAGCAGGGCGTTCGCCTAAAGATTCATAGCAAATAGATAATAGTTGATTAGGTTGTAAGTTATCAGTATTAAACCATTCAACACCTGCAAAATAATCTTTGCGTTCAATCTGTAAAACGCCATTCACTACACGCCAATCTATATTTAGCTGTTTTAGTTCATCTAAAAATTGAATGCCGTTTAAGTTAGGTTTATTATCCTGATATGCATCACTATAACCTTGTTGATTTATAGGTGTACCGGGTACAAAAGCTAAATCCATTCTAACAGTATTATGATAATAACCACCTACATCAAATAAACTTGACTGATAACCAATATTGCAAATTTTGCATAGGTTTCTAAATTGGCTATCTAAAAACGGCGCTAAATGTCGGCGGCCACAACCAACAATAAAGTTAGATAGGTTATCGAAATAATTTATACCTGTACCAAGTGATAATAAAGCAATTAAAGGTGCTGATATAAGAAAAAACCAAACACCATACAACATGATAACTTCTTGTAAAGCACTCGGTTTAAAATCATTGCAGTAGTACATCCATGGCGCGCGTCTAAATTCATCTATGCCTAAATTATTTCTACCAGTATCCCACGGAAAATTATTTTTCAAACACCTAATTGCTAACGCATCTTCACTATTATCTACTACTGTTACTTGCGCTTCACATGTTGGAAACGTACACCAACGTACCGAACCGCCTTCAATTTTGCCAGTAAATAATAACCTATCTGAACCATCAGTATTTAAACAGCAAGTATCATAAATCAGTACTTCAATGGCTGCAATATTTGGATTAGGCGCGTTTATTATTTGTTGCCTAACATATTCGTAGGTATCACCAACAACAGTTAACTCAGGGGCAAATGAAAACGCAGAATCTCCCGCTTCATCTTTGCGCCGAAAAACAAAACTTGCTGATTCGGTACCATTGAAGTTGTCAAGGTCCTGAGGTATCCCATCAAAATATATTAGTAAGCCGTTCATTTAAGTATTGAATATGTTAACGCGCCCAAAGATACACTAATAAACGCGTAAGTTGTTATTTTCCACACTTTTTTAAGACGTGTTTGTTTCTTCAATTGCTTTTTATAGTCAATGCAGATAATATTACTGCGCTCATAACTTTGAATCATTTCATTTTTTAATAATAGCATGTCGCTTTGTGTTTTCTGCTGTACTTTCATTGCCTTAATAACAGATTCAGCACTATATAATATGCTATCACAATCAACGGCCCTATTAACGCATTCGCCGTATGCAATTTTATAAGCATCCAAACTATCAAAACGCGCGGCTATATATTCAGCATAGTCACGGCTAATCAAAAAACCGTTATCTACCTTTGTAATCTGACATGAGGCGGCTAATGAGCAAAGTGTCAGAAACAGAATTGTAATTAACAATCGGTACTTTAATAATCTTAATTCTGGATAGGTCATATCTAAACTGTTTTATTTGTTTGTCTAATGTAGTTTGCATCGTATCTATATGCGCCTGAAGGCTATCTGATTTTGTCACAAATTTAGCATATATTTGGGACAAACTGTCACGGGTTCGCTGTTCGTTTTTCTGTATCTGTTTTTGTAGCTTGTTGCTATTGTCAATTGTAACATAAAGCAAAACAGAAACTAAAACGATAACAGTTATAATTAAATATTTCATTTTTTTACTAAGTTTAAAGCGATGGCAACCGCTTGTTCTTGTGGTTTTCCTTCAGCTATCAAAGTTCTAATGTTTCTTTGAATGCATTTGTTATCACCGGGTAAGCATTTGATTAGTGGCATAGTTTTATAATGTTAAAATGTTTATACAAAATTATATCATTTTGACCAATTACGCGAGAAGTTTTTACGCGCTTGTCTTTGTTCTACAATTTTAAATATACCGTTAGCATTTGCGCTAACTGTTGTTTTTGGCATGTATTTAGGCAATTCGGTTAAAACATTTTCGATACGTTCTAATCTGTTTTCTAAGCCGCCGTATGTCTGGGCCACGTTCACAAATATAGATTTTTGCCCTAATTCAGAACTAAGTGATACGTTATCGCCAAATGCACCAAGCGCGTTTTTAATGCCGCCTTGCTGATATGCTTTAGAAAATGTATTTAACACATCCGCTGGTATTCTGTTATTGTGTACGGCGCTAAGTACATCCCAATACTTATTATTTGTATCGGTTGTAATTACGCGTTCACCTTCATTTAGCATCGCAGGTATTGTATCGCGGCCTGCTTTATTGTTGCCGCGTTCTAAGTATTCAACACCCTTATAAAACGCGTTACCAGCAGCTACACGCGCTTGTGCTAAACCTGCAATAAGTGACGCAAGTGTTAAGGCTATTGTAATAGGTGCCGCCGCGCCACCTTCAGCAGCCGCCTTTGAAATAGCTATCGCTGCATTTATTGCCAACTGTACAGATGCTAAATTCTTTTCACGTTCAACAGCGCGCGCCCGTTCAGCTTCCAACTTTTCTAAACGTTCTTTTTCAATTTCTAATTGCCTTGCGTTAAAATCTTCACTATTAGAACGAATCTCATCCAATGCTGATTTGCTTTTATCTATTGCTTTGTCAAGTCCAGAAATGTAGGCTTGAACTTGAGCGTTAAGAACTGAAAAAACAGAATCGGAAATACCTGTAATTACTTGACCTATTTGTTCAATAAGTTTTTTAGGGTCAGGCGGTTCAAGACCTTCGCCAATGCTTTTACCAGCTTCTTCTAATTGTAATTTTAAATCAGCTATTTGTTTATTTAATGATGCTAGTGTACCCGGGTCAATAAAATCTTTAGATAATTCTTTTATCTTTTCTAAAAATTCAATACGCAAATTTAGAATATCAATATTAGCTTTGCTTTCAATATCTTTTCTTTTCTTATTATAGCTTTCATCTATTTTAGCTTGCAGTTCAGCGTTACCTGTTGCAGCTGCTAATTCTTGATTACGCTGTTTTTCTAAAAATAACAAATCTTGCGCTAATTGTGTATTTCTATTATCTTCCCTATATTTTAAACCAGCTTGTAAATTTGTTTCAAGATCTTCAATTTCTTTTTGAAAACGTTCTAAGCTAATTTCATTTAAATATTTTTCTTCGGCTGCCCTACGTTCTTCTAATGCTTTTTCATCAGCTAATCTTTTTTCTTCTAAAAATGCTTCGTATTCTTTATTTAGGTCATCTAAAAATACTTTTTCTTCAATTAAATATTGTTGCCTTTGCTCTTCTTTTTGTTCAAGTTCTTCTCTTAAAAACCTTTTATTTAAATCCTCAAGTTCTTTTTTAGTTTTAGCGTTAATTTCTGTTAATGGTTTTTGCGGTCTTGGTGGTCTTGGTGGTCTTGGCGTTACTTCAGTTAAACCTAATGATATTTCAAGGTCTTTTGCCGATTCATTTATTTTTTTAACTTCTTCTTTAAATTCTTTATCTATATTTTGTAAATTCTTTTTTGCTGCTTTAAAATTATTTATTGCGCGTACTTGGTCATCTGAAGTTGGTGTTGAAAATACTAATTCACCATCTTTATCTCTACTAAGTATACCAACTCCTGAAGCATCTAAATCTTCTTGTGCCTTTTTTTGTCTTGCTAAAGCTGCAATTCTATCTTGTAATAATTTACCTGTAGCCGCTTCTAATGCATTCGTTTTAGCTTGGGTTACAGCTTTTCTTATCAATGCGTTATTAACTAAATCATATGCCGCTGCAATTTCTTCAGCTGTTGATGCTTCAGTTAATAAGTTAGGTAAATAATCGCCGTATTGCTCATTTATTTGATTAATAATTGCGCTACGTTCACTACCTTTAACATTAGCATCATTTAGTGATGTAAATAAATCATCTAATGCTACTTTTTCTTTAGCATAAGACTCAACAGCTGATTTAGATGCTTCGTTAAATGCAGTTTGTGCTTTTGTTGCACCAAAAATATAATCTATTACAGTAGGCAATACAGTAAGCAATAAACCAAACGGATTTAAACCGCCTAACATTCTAAATACATTACCCAACATCATACCAGCGCGACGCAAACCATTTATATTACGCGCACCTTGAAGTAACGAACCAGCAAAACTTTTTTGCTGTGTTGCCGCTTGCCCTGTGCTAACTGCTATCTGTTTATTTGTTGCATCTAATTGTTTGCCAACAGCTACACCAGCTTTAGATTCAGCATTAACTTGCTTTTGTGTTTTAACTAAAGTATCGCGTTTCTGATTTAGCTGTTCAACGCCTTTAGCCTCAGTATTTAAAACGCCAACTAAATTAGCCTGTGCAGATTCTAATTCATCAGCAACATCAGCACCTTCGGCCATTGCGTTATTTAGTTCTTCAATGCTTTGAATAGCTGAATTTATTTCAGTCTGGAACTGCGAACCGTTAAATTCTAAACTATAAACGTCTTTAATTTCTGCCATTACTTTTTGTTTATTTTTTTGTTAGCTTGTTCGGCCCTATCATTATCTTTTAATATCTGTTCTAATGCCGCGTAATAATCACGTATAACCCAAAATCTAACATTTGCCATCTGTACCGGGTCGCCCTTTGTTATAATATAATCGTTTTCGCGGTTTTGTTCTTTTAGTTTTTGTAGTGCGTGTTGATATGTTGCAGGTTTCTTTTTTGGTTTTGCGTTTGGTTCAATTTTGTTTAGCCTTGGAAAGTTTAATCTTTTAAAGCGCTCGAACCTTTCAATATTTGTTCTATACTGTTCAAAAAAAAAGCGCGCAGTTCATCATCTTTTTTAATCGCATCCATTTTGCGCTGCTGTGTTTCTGAATTTATAATATAGGGGTTTTCGCCATCAATATAAAAAAAATACAAACCAGCTTCTAATAATAGATCATCTAACTTAACGCTTTTAAGCCTGTATAGAATGTCGTTTAGTTGGTCCTTAGACTTAGTATGAAATTCTTTTAGCTTATCGCGTGTCATGTTTTGCCATGGCATTTCTTCAACCGTTTCTAAAATGCCGTTTAGCTTTTCAACTACTTCAGTTTTGTGAATACCAAAATCAATAGCGGTCATAGCTTCTTCAATCCTTTGCGCACGTTCACGTGTTAAGTTTGCAGGATTCTTTAAAATATAAAAGTTATTACCAGCGCGGTCAGTAAATACTCTTGTCAATTCTATACGCTGCTTTGTAGTTTCGGGAATGTAGGTTTTAAGCCACTTCTGGTAATTACTTTCGTTTTGTTCAGCCCTGTTTCGTTTTCTGAAAATCATGTGTATTTAATTTGGTTGTAAAGTTAAAGCAAAAAAAGATAAAATATTTTATAAAATTTTTATAAAATTATTTTCAGTTTTAAAAGTAATGTGTAATTTTGTAACAAACAAAACCGAATCTTTAAAACATTTTAAAACTTCACATCATGAAAACACTACTTTTTATTTTACTATTTAGCGCCGCAGCATACGCGCAAACAGACACTATGTACTGCATTCAGATACTTAGCACCCGACACCCTGAATTTATACGCGCTGAACATTTAGCTATGTGTACAATAGAACAGGCGCAAGTAGAGCAAACTGATAGCCTATACAGGATTATGTTTGTTTACAACACTTATGAAGAGGCAGAAATTATGTTAACCACTTGGAAGCGCGCACACAAAGACGCGTTTATTTGCCGCCGTACATCACAACAAGTTTTAAACTTTTATCAATTTTACACTTATGATTAAGCATATAGATATTAAAGGAAATAAC